CGGCAGCGCCTGTAGCGGCGCGAACCGGCGCGGGAACGCCCGGCAGCGGCGCGCGCGCGAGCGCGTCGAGCATATCGACCGGCGACGGCGGAATCGGCTGCGTCTGCAGCGAAGCCGGATCGACCGGATCCGGTTCCGTCTGCAAAATGCGCCCTGACCGCGGTAAAACGATCTCGGCCATGAAATTTACCTCTGCGGCGGCTGCAGTGACGACGCGGGATTGACCGTCGAGCCGGCGCCGCGTGCGAGTGACTGGTAAATGTTCGCTTCGCGCTCCAAATCCTCACGGCGGCGCGACTCCGTAAGGCCCAGCTTCGACCGTTCGAGATCGGAACGCTGGCGCATCGCCTCAAGCATTTGCCGCGCGGCTTCGGCGCGCGCCTGTTGCGTGAGCTGCGTAGCCTGCAAATAGCCTGACTGGTTTCGCGCGTCGGCATCCTGTCCGAGCTGCGCAGTGTCGCGAGCGGCGGCGTAGCGGAGTCGGGCATCTTCGAACGCGCGCGCCTGGTCCGACGTGCGAATTCCCGACAGCGCGCCAGGCAGCATGCCGGCGGCGCGCGTGGATTCGTCGGCACGAATCAGCCCCATGTCGAGCGCGGCACGCTGTAGCAGCGCCGCCTTTTGCCGCTCGGCCGCGCGCCGGGCCGAAATCGCCGCGTTCCCGCGCGCGCCGGCTGCGCCTGCATTGACGTTCGCGATGATATCGCCTTGCTGGCGCTGGTAGGCGAGCTCGCCAACCGACGGACCGGCGCCACGGGCGCGATCTTCGAGAATCTGCGCGGCGGCGAGCTCACGCGCCCTCACGGCGTCGGCGGCGCCTGTATTCAGAACCGGCGCATCGACGGTCCGCGCCGTAACGGTGGGCGCGACGACATTCGTACCGGCGCGCTCGCGCCCGATATCGTAGCGGAACCGATCGAGATCGCTCCGATCCTGATCGAGATTTTCCGTATTGAGCGGCTGCGCAGCCGCGCGCCGGCCGCGCACGATATCGCCGACGACCGGGATTCCTTCGAGGAAATCCAAAGCGCCCATATGATCAATCTCCTATCCGCTGTGCCGAACCAAGCTTACGCAGCTTGCCGGCGGTTTCGATTTCGGCGGCGATCGACCGGAGGCGCCAGACCTCCGTAAGTTGTCCCGCTGCTACCTCCTCGATCGTCACGTCGAAAGCCGTCGCGCGCTGCGGGTCGGGAGTGATGTCGAATTCGCCTTTGCTGCCGGCCGAAAGCGCAACGTCATCGGTCCATGTGTAGGACGTTGCGCGGTCTTCCTCGTAAATCGTCAACGTCACGCGGATTGTGCCGGCGCCCTTGTATACGCCGTCAAGTAGCAGCCGGATCAGGCGAAATGCCGCGTTCAGGTTCGCCGCGTTGATCTGCGCAAATTTGTACTTGAAATAGAACGGCTGCAGATCGTCATCGAACCATTGCCCCGGAACCTCATACCGAACGATGCCGGAGCGGCCGAGCCAATGCAGCACGCCCTTATGCATAAAGACGGCAGCCGGGCAGCTTCCGAATTGCTCCCACACGAACCATTGCCCGATCTGATCGGCCGTGATCTGATCGGGCGTCTCGCCGCTCGGCGCGCGGCTCGGATACTTCATGTCGAAAACCAATAGATGACCCTGCGTCGGTGGTTCAGGCGCGTTCCGCGAAGTATCGGCCGCGTCGTAAATTTCGATCGCGATGCCACGGTATCCGTTCGATAGGCCAATCGGCGCCTGAATCGTGATTTCCAGCGATTTAAGCGTCGTCGGCAGCGTCGCGCGCGTAACCAGAAACGAAACCGACTGCGGACCGGCCGCGGCGACGAGCGACGCCGACCCGAGTAACGTTCCGTTCGCGTCCGACGCCACGCCGCCCGTATTCAAATCCTTGATCGTTGACCCGGAACGCAGGCGCACGGTGCCCCCCACAGCGCCCGTTAGGTGCGTCGTGATCTTCACGGTAACGGCGTCACTCGGCCCGCTCGGAAACTGATCAACGGCTACGGGCCGCGCCCATACCTGCAGCTCCGACCCGGAAATATACGTTCCGGTCGCGACCGACGTATTTTCTTCGGCGTGATACCGCTTCATCGCTTTACCTGACGGAACGTCGCCGAAGCCGTGTAGCCGGACACGGAATTTGCCGGCGCCTCACACTGCATTGTGAATTTTACGCGATGCGCGCCTTTCGGGCGCCGCAGAATCGCAGTCATCGTGTACTTGTCCCGTTGGGATAGCGCATTGTTGAGCGTTTTCTTTTCCGCCCACCAAATCCGCCCGTCGCTTGGATTTCCCTGCGTACCATCGAGCCGCATTCGAAACCACACGTTCGTTCCGTTCGCTACAGCGGCATCGACCGTTAGCGCGAATTTCAAATCCTCGCCGATGATCGTATCGAAATCGGCGTCAAACTCACGCGCCAAGCCTTCGACGGTATTGATGCCCGACCCGAAGCTGTCAGCTTCGTCGAGCTGAATGGCGCCGATTTCGTATTTGACGCTCATCTCGACTGAACCTCAACCGTGCCGCCGTCGATCCAGGCGTCATTTGCCGCGCCCGTGTTCGCCGCTTTCTGACCCGTGACGAAAATCAGGAGCTTTCCCGACGGCTTCGTAATCCAGCCGCTAGAAGCGTCAAACAGCTCAGACGTCGTCGAAGGAATAGACGATAGCGCGATCGTGCCGTTGGCCCAATTCGTGTCGGTTCCGTAGCGCACGCGCACAGTCTGGCGCGCGGCCAGCGTCGGCGACACGTTCAGGCCAGTAAGACGAAATTTGATCTGCTGCCCAGGAATCCGATCGCAGTCGAGAATCATCGTCGCGAAATTAAGTAGGAGCTCGCTAGTGTCCGCGGCGTTCAGTTTCGCGCGTGGATAAAGCCCGAAACGCAAATCGGCTGCGCCGATCGTCACGTCGGCTTCATCTTCGAGCGTTTCCATGTCGGCGCCGACGCCGAACACGGCGCGATTATGCGCCGGATCGAAGGCGGCGCCGCGAATCGGCCGCCCGCGGTAATCGTAAATTCCCGGTGTGATATTCACGCGGGCGCCGTTCGGGAACAGCATATACAATTCGTTGTCGGCTGAATCTTGGTAAATCAGCCCCTTGTCCGTTACGCACAAGGACGCCGGATTTGTGCAACCTGACTGGTACGGAAGGCGTCGCGGTTCGTAGAGCTCATTTCCGAGCCGATCCGGGCCGGGACCTGTAATCAACCAGACGCCGTCAGCTTCGAAAATAGCGAAGTGATCCGGCCCGACGGCGCCGCCGCAGTAGGTTCGCAGCGACCCGCCCGGCAGCTCGATAATCAAATCTTCGGTGAAAAGGTACGGCTTGCCGGCTTCGCGCTCGTGCGAAACCCAAAAGCCCGGCCGATCGAGATCGAACAGGAACGCGCGGCGGTTCCACGTCGCGGCGTAGCGGAATGACGGCGGCGGATCGTTCACGGCATGAGCGCCGTCGTGCGAATACAGCCGCTCGCCTTCGTTGACGACGTAGCGCCAGTCATCGACTGTCAGTGAAGTAACGTCGGTTTCGTTCGCAATCGTGAATTGCAGGAACGGCGTGGTTTTCCCGGCCGTCGTGAGGTAGCAGCGAATCGACCATCCGCCGACCGTGCCGCCCGTTCCTGAAAGCGCCTGACCCTGGTTCGTGATCGTTAATGTCTTGACCGTCCATCGAATAATGCTCGTGTTCGGCGCAGCGATCGTAATTTCGCCGGCCGGCGACGGCGCGGATTCGTGAACGTTATCGTTGTCGTCGCGGTATGCCCACGTGTAATAGGCTTTGTACGTACCGGCCGGCAAACCTGACCCGGTACCCGTCGCGACCGCGGCCAGCGTCGGCGCCGTGTCGGGATACAGCGGAATAAACTCGGCTGCGGCAGCGCCGACGATGCGATATGGCCACGCCGACGGGATATAGAGCTCGGCACCCTCGTCAAGCGCGATCATCGGCGTCACGTCGTCAAAGACAAACGTCAACTCACGCGAGACGTATTGCTGTCCGGTCCACGCATTCAGCACGATACGCGCCGTGCCGTCTTCAACCTGCGGCGCCTGCGCAAGAAACATCATGGTCGAGCCGGCTTCGAGCGCGAACGCGGCACGTTGCCCGTAATCGCCGGCTTCGCCGTGCAGCGTGCGACCGACGATAGTCAACGATTCGTCGAGTAGATAATATCCGCGCTGCAGGTTCGCGCCGTCGTCGTCACGCTGGGCAATTATGTACCACGCGCCGTTTACCTGGAACGGTTCAGACGCGACAATCAGCCCAAGCTTTTCGATTCCGTTCCCGGCGGCAGTCGCGCCGTTGCTCGCATGAACGTGCTTGACAATTTTCGCCGTCTTTGGCGTGTTGAGCGGCTGCGAAGTAAACGTGACGTAATTTCCCGTCGTCGCGTCACGGTAGCCGCCCGCGACGTCGGCCGCCGTGTAGCCTGTTAGATTCGTCGAGCTCGTCAATGTGAGCGCATTCGCGTTGATCTCGACAACCGCTTGCGTAAGCGTCGAGCCGACGATCAGAAAATACAGGCTCGACGTCGCAATTGCATTCTTGAAAAACTGCAAACAGCAACGCGCCGCGGGCGTCTGAATCGCGAGCCCCACGGTTCCCGTCGCGTCGGGAAGCCCCGTCGTCGGATCAAGGCGCGCCGCTACGCCGGGGCTGGTACCGCCGCCGCCCGACGCGCGCGCGAGATCGACGCCGATCGCGGCGAACACGCATCCTGATTCCGGCGAGCTCATGATATCCCAACCGCGAATCGTGCCGGCCGCGCCTGCGTCGTAAAACGTCGTGATCGTCGGCGCCGCCGTCGGATTCTGCGGGTCGAATTTCACGGCGTACACGTAGCGCCCATCTTTCGCGCCGACGAACAGGAACACAAAGCCGCCGGCAACGACGGGACGCGCGTAGCACGAATGGGTCAAGTGAGCCGCGACGGTATCGAGCGCCGTAATGCGAACGATCTCGGCTTTGGTGACGGCGTCAACGACGCGGTAATACCACCACGTTTCGAAACCCGTCGTCGGATCGGCTGTGCCGTCGCCGATATTGAAATCGTACCGCGAACCAGTCGAGCGCCCGTGATCGGCACAGAAGTAATAATCCAGGTTCCCGATGCGAATCGAGCTCGGCTGAAAGCCGTAGATCATTACCTGCGGCGGAAACCGCGTCGTGACGTTCGGGCTAACAGCCTGACGAATCCATTTCCCAACCGCGTCGGAGCGCTGCCAGATCGCCGACTTCGTGCGCACGGCGATTCCCGCTCCTGTACTGACGCCGCTTCGCCCGTCGGAAATCGCGCCGCCAACGTCGGCGTCAGTGTCGATCTTCGCAAACCCGAACCGCTTTCCATACTCGCCCGGCTTGACGATACGCACGTTGCGCATCGTCCGCATTTTGCCGATCGGGAGTTGCGTCTCGTCTGTGCGCTGATCGGCGCCAGCCGGGCGAATCACGATCGGTTGCGACTTGGGAAGCCCCATTAGAAAACCTCAATTCCAGCCGTCACGCGGCCGGAGAGCACGACGAGCCAAATATCACCCGTGTGGTCCGTCGAAAGCTGCTGAATCTGATCGGCGACCGTAATTTCCGCTTCGACGTGCGCGGCGTCGTTCGTTCGGTCCGTGAGGTTCACGCACGCGACGACTCGATCGCCGACGACGGCGCCCGTCAGGGTTCGAGCTCCGGCGCCGTTGCCGGCCGTCGCGAGATAGAATCGATATGTGCCGACTGCGCGAATGTAGAGAAATTCTTTGTCGGGCGCTTTCGTCTGTTCGAGGTAGCCGCCTTGTACGTTGAACGGCGCCCAGCGCGGAATCCGCTCACGCATACCGTGCGGAATCGGCGTCTCTTTTGTCGGGAATTCGCGTTTATTGTTATCGTCGGGAAATAGGAATTTCGTAATCGCGCGCTCGCCCATCGCGTCGAGAATCGCAAGAACCTGTTCCCGCAATTCGGCGAGATCGCGCGGCTCCGCTCCGGCTTTGGGCGCCGTCTTCATTCGTCTTCAGGAAGGTGCAGAATGTTCGCGCGCATGCGGCGCGTCCGCACGTCGATTACCCGTTGAGGCGCAGCACGATGTCCGGCGGCGCGCTGGATCTGCGTTTCGAACTTCGAGCGCATACGCTCCAACGCGCTATCGATCTGCTCCTCGTCGCGAATCTTTGACAGCGTGGCGAGCGAATCGACGCAGTAGCGCTCAACGTGTCCGTTGAAATCGACGATGGTAGAATTTTCGTCCACGAGCTCCGGCGGCTTATAGACGTACCGGAATCGATACGTGCCGGCGCAGTCGTCGATCGGCTCGAAAAAGATCGTATCGCCTTCCCAATACCAGGAAAGACGACCGAGCTCGCGGCGGTACGGCGGCACGTCATACCACTTATCGCCGTCCTTCATTTGCACGGCGCCGCGCTGATCGTCGAACAGATCGACGAAATCCGATTCGGCGATCTGATAGGAATTCGAACCGGCCCCGCCCGTAAGCGTGAAGCTTCCCGCAGCGGGGCCGGTCTTTACCCAACGTGATCGGTTGGCGAGGATTATGATTTCCCACGCTTCCCGATAGAGCCGCTTAATGACGGCAAGGACGTCGGCCGTTACGAACCGCCCGCCGCGTGTACGGTCGGCGATCCATTTCGCCTGATTGATGACGTCCGTTACCGTCGCCACGGCTTACTTTCCCTTCTTGCGCTTCGGCGTCTCGACGGGCGTTCCGTCGTCATCCTGTTCCGCGCCCGGCACGGCGCCGAGCTCGCGCATTTCTACGCGCTCGGAAACCTCCGGCTGCGGCCAGCGCCAGCCGCGGACACCCGGTCCCGTGCTCGGCATAACGGCGTCGAGCCGATACGCGATCGGCTCGTCACTGTCGCCGAACACAGTCAGGTGAACCGTGCCAGTATCCATGTCGTGAATCTTGCGAATCACGGCCGGATCGACGTCGTTGTCTTTGCCCGTCACGAATTGCACAGGCGCGCCGACGTATGGTTTCATTCCTCACCCCCCGAGTAGCCGGCGCCGGAGCATTCCCGCTGCAGCGTTTCGAACGCCGCCGCGACCGCAGCTCCGTCGCCAGATTTCACGGCTTCGGCGAAGCGCCGACCGGCAACAGACTTCGCGTCCGTCGTCGGCTTCGGCGCGCCGCCGCCTTCCTCGCCCGTGCCGCCGCCCGCCTTCATGTCGGCGAACGCAGCACGGGCGAGATCCATTCCCTTTGCCATGAGATTAGTATTTCCCGGCGTCGAGAACGATAATGAAACGCAGCGTGGCGCCGTCTTCCGGCTCGACGTCCACCGAGGCGCCCGCGGCGAGCGAAGGCGTCACGATCTGAAAATCGAGCGTTTTGTTTGCGACGTCCACATTGCGCAGCATCGCAACTTGCCCCTTTGCGGCTGCAGCGGCGGCATCGGCCGCCCCTTCAACCACGCAATGAGCGTATCGCAGCTTGCGGAATTTGTGGTGCAGCGTCGCGCGGTACCGTCCGGCCTCGCCTCCGACTTTCGCCAGAGAAAAGCCGATGCAATCCACGTCGGTCGCGCCCGTTCCGATCGCGCCGCCGTTGCCGAGCTTGACGACGCCAGTCAGCTCGACGATTCGAGCATTCACGGGCGCCATGACTTGGCGCAAATCTCCATGACTCATCTTCGATTCCTTCCGTCAGAGGTTGGCGAAAATTCGAAGGCTCGCACCGGGTCCGGCCCGTCAGGCTCGCTTGTCGCTGCAGCCGGGCCGGACCCTGATGCGAAATCGAATTACTCGAAATACCCGATCGCGTTCTGGTGCGGTTCGAGACATCCGAGCTGCGCAAAGCTGCGATACCGCAGCTCGACGCTATCGCCGGAGCTCGAATCGAGCGCCTTCTGATAGCGGGTCGCCGGACGAATCAGCGGCCCGTTGACGGAAAAGAGCTTCCACGACTTGCGCGTCAGGCCCCAAACGTACTTGTTGGGGCATTTGCTCGACGCGATGACGGGAACCTCGCCCTTGGGAGTAAACAGGCGAACGCCCGTGATCGTGATACCGTACTTCTTGTTTTCGATATCGACGTATCGAACGTTCGAACCCTGTTCCTTGATGAGATCGCCCCAGCGCTCGAACGACACCCACAGCGCATCGGGCTTGATCTTGTACTTCGCGCAGCGCACGAAGAAATCGATCAGACCCTGCGTCGTGGACGTGCCGGCCGAAATCTTGAGGCGCGCCCCGGCGAGCCGGAACGGATCGACGGAACGATTGAAGGACGTATCGCCGAAAGCGTCGTTGGACGCGACCGACTCGGGAATGTAGCCGAGAATCCCGATCAGGCAGGCGCGGGAAGCGTCGTCATTTCGGGTCGACTTGATGAAACAGAAATCATTCACGGCCGCAGCGGCGATCGTGGCGACGACGCCAGCCGTAAACGTAATGACGTTGGTATCGCGATCGACCTTCGAAACGACGAGGGACGCGCCTCCGTTGCGGAGGTTGCCCGTCGTGCGGTTCTCGGCGAGCACGATTTCCAGATCGACTTCCCATTTCTCGATATCGCTTCCGTCCTTCAGCGTGATCGTCGAGCCGCTGATCGCGCCGATCTGGCCCAGCGCCGGCCAGCCGTCCGAGAAAAGGAACGTCTCCAGGTGATCGCCGTGCGCCTCCATGGCGTCATTGATCGACCGCTGCAGCACGTTCGTCGCCGACAGATTTCCGCCGGCCGCCCGCTCGATCGCGAGGTTCTCCACCGTCGCGACGGAATAGAACGGCTCGTAATCAACGTGAACCTTCGCCGGCTTGAGTCCGGACAGATCTGCGCGCGCCTTCGCTTGCGTGTAGGTCGCGCCGACGCCCTGACTCATTCCGTACCGCCAGCGGAGCACCACGACTTCGCCGCCGGCATTCTCGTCATGAGGAAGCCACGCCGTGAGCGGAGCATCCTTGAAGGCCGTATTTCCCAGCTTGGGCGGCTGATAATTCCGCTCAAGCCAATCCGCGATATTTGACTCTGTCACTCCAGGAGGCATGTTGCACTATCTCCCCGGCGACGGGGAAAATCAGCGCCGATTAAACATGGACGTCCAATCGTTCGCGATTTCCTCGTCACTCTTGATCTTGAATGCGTCTTCAATGGGCGCCGCATTCGCAGGCGCCGCGGTTTGCCGGGGGGCCGGCGCGCCGTTCGGCTGCGCCGTAGTCGGGGGTTTCTGCGTCGTCGGGGTTTGGACAGGCGCGGTTTGCGGCTGTCCGTTCGGCTGCGCGCCGGGTTTCAGCCCCAATCGAGTCGCGCGCCGCTCGGCTTGGGTTCGTAGCGTCTTTTCGATCTGACTCGCCGCCTGCGCATACGTCATCGGCTTGGGAACGGGTCGGCCCGCCTTCTTCGCTTCCTCGGCGGCTTGATGCGCAAGGACCATCAGATCAAACGCCGCTTCGACGTTCGTATCGAAATCGTCAGGGTCCGTGAAAAGAGGGAAATTGTCGGCGGCAGCGTTCACGAACGATTTGATTTCGCCCTTGACGCGCGCGATGTTTTCCTGACCCTTTTCCGTCTCGGTTTGCTTCTGATGCTGCTCGATCTTCTCTTGCAGCTCCGCGATCTGGCGCTGCAGCGCCGTGATGTGCGCGTTCGCAGGCGTCTCGGGCGTCTGCCCCGCCTTATGCGCGGTATAGCCCTCCACGAGCGCATTGACGTCGAGCCCCGCTGCATCGGCGAGCCGCATAGCGAAACCCATCGGGTCGGTTTTCGCCAGCGCAAAGACTTCTTCGAATTTCTTATGCTTTCCGATCAGCGCATCGAGCTCGCGCGTTTTCGTCTGCAGCTCGCGGCTGCGTTCGGAGAGCTCCAAAACCAGATCATCGGGATCGGGCTTCGGCGGGTCATCCGGCTGCGGCTCGTCGTTCTGCGTCTCGCCGCCGGGCGCGGGCGCGTCGGTGTTCTGTTGCTGCGTACCGTCCGTTTCGAGAAACGAAACGTTGTCGGACGGCGGCGTGTCTTCGAGAACGATCGTCGATGCCGCGGCGGGCGCGTCGGTTGCTGGTGCGTCGGTGTTCGGCATTTGAAAGATGCCGGAACGCTACCGACGCCAAGTTTAGTCGTTCAGATCGTCCGCATCGACATTAGAAAAAACCATGTATCGCGCCGGCTTAATCACGAGCCTCGCGAACATGCAGTAGCGCATTTCAAACGTATCAGCAAATAACGTTGCGCGCTCCGCTATCCACTCCCGCAGCACGACCGTTTCGGTGCCGGATACGAAAAGCCGATTCTGCGCGACTTGCGACGCCGGCAGCTTCGCCGCGATCGGCGCGAGCACAGCGCCACAGAGAAAGGCGCGGCGGTTCACTTGAGCTGACTCGCAACGGTGCGAAGCGCGCCGATTAAACTTCGCGCTTCGGCGTGATCTGCAATCGTCGGCGCACCGTATGCGCTATTTTCGCAAAATCCGATGTACCGACGCAACTTACTCGCCGCACGCTGTAGCAGCTCCGGCAAGCCTTCGCCGATCGTCATGTGCGCGCGCTTCGCCGCAAGCTTTTCCACGGCCCAGCGCTGAAAGCCAAGCGCGCCGCGCGGGTCCTCCTCACGCCAGCGATCGAGAATTTCGGCCATCGGTCCCGGGCCGGGATCGAGCCGGAGCAGTGTCAAATCCTGTGACACATCGCGCATCCGCGCAGTGTAGCACGGCTCACGGGCGCGCCGTCAACACGAATCACGCATGCCCCACGCGCGGCCGGGCGCTGCGCGCCTTCGCGTAGCACGATGCGCAAAGCTGCGTCACGGCCGGCACGGGCCATGCCGGCGACAGCAACCAGTAAAGTAGCTGCGGCTGCGCGCCACACGCTACGCAGCACGCGCGCGGCGGAACGTTCACGGCTTCGGCCATCGCGGCAGCATACCACAGGAAACGGATCTCACGCGACAGCGCCCGTCTATCGGAGCGCCCTTTACATTATATGGCGCTCCGATGAGTTTTGCCGGTGCATGCGATCACCAGCCGCGCCTAACCGCGCGCTACTCTTACGAAATTCCGCGTTATGCTTGCTGACGACGCAAACCGGCGCAGCGAGTTGCGGCCGCGCCGGTAAAATTTCTAAAGTCTCATTGCAGCATTGACAGCGCGGCCGGCGCCCTTACTTAAGGCCTCGCCGCCCGGCGGGCCGCCTCACCAGCCCACACCCGCCGGGCGGCTGCGCCTACAATCCTGCGGCGCCTGCGAGCGCGTCGGCTGCGCCAGGAACCGCGTTCGGGTCGTCGCCGGCCGCTGCCATCGCCGCAGGGTCGGCAGGCGCTCCTGCAGCCGCAGCGAGCGCGGCCATGGGGTCAGCGCCCGCGGCCGGCGCGCCCACCGTGCCAGGCTGCGCCGCAGCGCCCGCGGCAACCGGCTGGCCCGTCGCCGGGTCGATGGCCACAGCCGGCGGCGCCGTTGCTCCTGGAACCTCGGCAGCGCCCGCCCGTGCGCCCGCGCTGCGCGCCTTCATGAGCTCGCGCGCGTCGTCGATCCAGGTCAGGAGCAGCGACAGTTTTTCCTCCGGCATGCCGCCGCGAAGGCCTTTGAGATACGTCTGGTGCGCGAGCCGCATTCCGAATTCGAGCGGCATCGCGATATCGGGCGGCTCGTAACCCTCGACGCCTTTCCGCACGATCTGGCGAATCTGCCAGCGCACGGCCTTGATGCCGGCGAGGATCAGCGAGCCTTCCTTGTGCAAATCGGGATTCTCGGAGAGCGCTTCGAACGTAGCTTGATCGATCGTGCCGTCCTTGCGCCATTCGCGCAGCTTTTCGAATCGGCCCGTCGGCGACGCCGGAAGAATGCTCGTCGGATAGGGCCGAACCTGCCAGGTATCCGGGTCCTGCAGCAGCTTCGCAATCGACGCGAATTCGATTTTTTCGATCGAATCCCAATCGGTGTCATGCACGCTGACGGCGAGCGATTTATTCAGCTCGTAACCGTCGAGCCCCGCCATGATGATACATTCTGCGAGATCGGTATGTGCCGCTTCCCATTGCTGCCCGGCCGGCACAGCACGCCCTTGCTCCTGTTCCCGCAATTGCTGTAATCCCTCGCCCGACTCGATATTGTCAGGCTGCACGCCCGCGACGGTCCATTCCGAAAGGCCGATTTCGCGTAGCGCCTGTTTGTAGGTGGTATCGCGCTCGGCGAGTAGATCACGCGGAATCCCGTCGAGGTTGACGAATTTCGGCTCTGTGCCGCTGTACGGAACCGCGCCGCCATACTCGTTATTCAAGTCGGCGGGATTCACGTTCGAGCCGATATCGTAAAACCACTTGCCCGTGCTGCCGAGCCGCGCGGCTTCCTCGATATAGTAGTTCAGCTCGTTAATTCGGTACTGAAAGCCGATCAGCCGCTCGGCAAGCCCGACGCCCCACAGCCCCGCGGGCGCGAGCTCGACGCGAAAAAATGCCATCGGGAACCGCGTCCACCGATATACCTTCCGATCGAGCAGACACCCGGGCGTCGTGCCGGGAACCGCGACGACGCGCACGCCGTCGGGCTTCTCCATATTGCGCCGGCTCGACGTGAACCAACCGGTATAAATCGGAATCAGCGTGATATGCTTATCGGGAACGCCCGGGATCGGGAATTCGTGCGTGACGGTGCAGCCGTTGATCGCTTCGGCCTTTTCCTCGTCAATGTTGCCGTCCTTGTCGGTCGCGTACTCCATGACGGCGTCCCACTTCGACATCCATTCGATAGTGAAAAGCTGCCGCCCTTTGCCCGAAATCCATTCGATTTCGTTGTAGACGAGCTGATCAGGAATAACACGCTTGATGCGCGTATTCCCTTCCTTGTCCGGCTCGACTAGCAGCGCGCCCAAGCCGGGACAAGCGCCGTCGAAAAACCAAATCGGGTCTAGTTCCTCGTAAACTCGATTTCCTGCGATGACGCCCGAGATGTACAACTCAGCGTCCTTCGCAGCTTCTTGCAGCTCGTAATTCGCGCCCGTCGTCTGCAGCATGACCCGCACGCGATTCCGCGTAACGACCGACTGCGCGGTATTGACGCCCGCTTGCACGACGTTCCATGACATAGTGACGTCGTCGGTTTCGCTGCGCGCGAGCGCGGCACCCATCATGGAGTGCGCGAGTAGCTGTCCCTTATGCGCCTGAACGTAGCGCCGGCTCTGCTCGCGCCGATCCTGCATTCCTGCGGCGTACTTGTCGGCGACGAAGATCATCGCCTGCGCTATATCTTTTTCGCCTTTCGTCCACCAAATTGACGACTCGTGCGCCGGCACGGTATCGTCGAGAACTACGGTTTTCCGATCGGGCGCGGCGTCATCTTTCTTTGCCATTATCTATACCCCAAGCCGGGCGGCGGCAGTTTCGTTTCACTCTTGCCGGCGTTCTCCGCTTCGAGCTCGTCGCGAACGGCGGCGGGAATCCGTGACGGGCGCGGCGGTTCCTCGCGTGCCGGCACGACGGCGGGCGCGGGCGGGCGCATGCCGATGATTTTCATTCCCGCGACGGTATCGCCGCTAAATTGCAGCTCGACGCCCGAAACGCCACGCGCGCGCAGCTCGTCTAGCAGCGCGCACAACGCATCGGCGTCATGAATGAGGATTGCCACGGCTACAAGATGCCGCGCTACTACCAGAAAAAGCAGAGGGCCGACCCTTTCGGCGCCGGCCCTCTTTTACGTGTTAATTGCTGCGGGAAGTTTGTTCGAGGTTGCGGTTACATGACGCACCTTCCTTTCTAGAAGCGACGTTAGCACACGATGCGGCGCACCGTCAACATTGTGGATAACCCGTTGACGGCTTGGGGATTTACCGTCGCCAGCGGTCTACGGCTTCGCGCCGGCTCGCGCCGATGACGGGCCGCCCTTCCATCAGGCGGCGTGCTTTCTCCGCGCCTTCGCGCCGCTCGCGTTCGAGCTCCGTTGACTCTTTCTGCTCGACAGTAGGCGCCGCCGTCGGCGCGCGCAGCGACGTCGCGATAGCGTGGATTTTCTTGAACCCATACCGGCCGGCGGGAATGATATCGCTGTGCGGCGTTTTCGCTTCGACCCGCTTGTGCTGCTCGCGCAGTTTCTTTTCATCCCAGCGCGCGACGGCCATATCCGCCGCCATGACGGAGAATTTCGAGATCAGCACGTCGCCGCGGTTCATCGCAGCCGAAAGGAAATCCGCTTGAACCTCGATCGCGGTCTTCTCTGCGGCCGTGACCGGCAGTGCGTAAGGCGGCTGGCGCCATTGCTCGGCGATCATGGAGCCTAGCGCGCCTTCGTCTACTGCCATTTCGAGCACACCGGCAGACTGCGCGCCAACGACGCCAAAGCGTTCCGCGTCGAGCGGACCGGCGCCGTAGAATGCGCGCCGCTCGACGATTTTGGCCCACAGCGTATCAGGCAGCATGCGCGGCGCTAGGAATTCCTCGACTAGAACGATCTTGCCCGGTCGCGCGTCAGAGGTTCCCCACACGGCAATCGCCGAACATGCCGAGTCGCCGAGATCGATTCCCTTAACGAAATACCACATTCCCGCCCACGGCAGCGCCCAGCGACGGAACCGCAATTCCTTTGTGATGACGCTTTCGAGAATCGGCGCCGTGAAATGCTGTTTCGTGGCGTCGTAAATGTACGGCCGATCCATGTTCCGCGGCGGCACGCGGCGCCCCAAGTATTCGCGCTGAAACCGCGGGTCATCTTCGCCGCCCATGGATTCGGCCATATCGCGCAAGAATTCGTCGATTTCCTCGCGCGTGCCGAGCCAAGTGTTATCGTAAATCGTCCAGGTATGCTTCGACCATTTCGGATCGGCTACCTTTTCTTCCCAATAGCCGACGCCGGGAACCTCGGCGGGCGTTCCCATGAGGATAATCCGCCCGCGCCGACCCTTGCCGAGCAGCGACGGCTTTAGAATCGACTCAACCAGATCGTAAAGATGACTCGGGAACGTCTGGCATTCGTCGATGATGACGAGCTGATAGAAGCGCCCGCGGCGCCGCTCGGCTTGCTGCCGGTCTTTCGCGCCGCCGACGCGCACGCGCGAGCGGTTCGGGAAGACGAGCTCTAATTTCTGTTCGTTCGGAACGCCGCCTAGCGCATAATCTTCGTTGAGCTCTAACAGCTCCTGCCAAACGATGTCCTGCGCGTCTTCCCGCGTGAGCGCAAGAAACAGGCATTTCGCACGCGGCGTGGTTAGCGCTTCGTCGAGTAAGAGAACCGCCGCGAGTTTCGATTTGCCGATACGGCGCGGCCCATCCACGAGCCGCAGGCGCGCGGGATCGTCGCGTACCGCCCGCTGCGGCGGCAAAAGGATAGCGTCAGGATTCCAGGCTGCGCGCCGTGTGGTCTGGTCTACCGCGGCGGCGCGTGAATATCGCGACAGCATGCAAAAACCGGCGGCGGCTCGACGCGAATCTCGAACCCTTCCCAGCACGGCGCGTGCCGGCGCCGCGTTCGTCCGTCAGGGTACGCGCACAGTGCCGGCACGCGGTAGAACGTCAGATCGAGCGGTGCCGGCGGCTGCGCCGTATCGAGTAGGAACCGGAGCACAACCGCCGCGATCATTGTCGGCGTGTCTCCTGCTTTTCCGCGTCGGTTTCTTCCGTGAGCGCCGCCAACGCTCGTTTTTCTAGCGCGCGTCGTTCAGCTTCCAACGCGCGCGCCTGTAGCGCGTTGAAATAGCAATCTCGACGCCCGATGATTTTGCCGTCGAGTGCGATTCCCGTCCAATCAACGATAAACGGCCCAAGTACATGACGGCCCGGCCGAGAATTCCAGCGCGGATCATCGACGTGCGGAAGCGGAATTCCGTCAATCATTGGCGAGCGGAGCCATCGACTATCGGCGATCTTCGTATATAGGTGCACCGTCGCTGGAACGACGACGAAGCAGAACGCCGCTAGTACGAAAAACACAATCGCTTCCGTAACGCTCATTGTTCTATTCCAACGTAATCGAAATCGCGCAGCGGTCGCCGACGCGGAGCTCTGACGCGAGCTCGGACGAGATTTGAATCTCGGGCATGATGCCGCCGTCATCAGCAGCGAACACGGCCGAATATGTTATCACCGGCCGACGCTCCGTCTCCGCTGCAGCTTCGCGCGCAATCATCGACAGGTGATCAGGATGATAGCGCGGTTCCTTGCGCATATGAATTGACACACACGTCATATGCACCGTCGAAATCCTCATTTCTTCTTCGCCTCCGGCTGCGGCGGCTGCGGCGCCTCCTGTTCCTGCGGCGGCTGATACAGGAAATCGTTACAGCTCGCGATGTTGAAAATCGTTGTGAGCTCGCGCGTGTGCGGCCGGCCTTTCTCCCACACGCGAACCCACGGGAAATCAACGATTTCGGCGTCGAGCTCCGCTAACGAATTGTGCGATCTGCCGGCGACGCGCACAGGGTGAATGAATAGCGCGCGCTTGAGCTGCATCGGCGTACCTGATTTTTCCATTTACTTGACTCCTAGCGTGGGGTCATGCGTGAGCGATTCGAATAGCCGCGCGACGCGAGGAAAGCCCCACGACGTGAAATGAGACGCGCGCGCGACGTCTGGCATGCCGGCGGCTTCGATGAGCTGCCGCGCCACGCCGAATTGACGATACGGTTTCTTGACGAACACGAAATGCAGCACGTCGGCCGGTTCGTAGCAGATCCAGCCGACGACGCGGTCTAGATCCTTCCGCGACGTTGCGACGAGCACGCGCCCGTGTGCGACGAGCTCGCGCAGCACGGGAAATTGACCGCGCTTGAAACGCTTTTTCTCGCGTTCCTCGGTAATTTCGAGCTCGTCGGCGAGCGATCCGGCCCATGAATCGTAGACGATCGGGTCATCGTCCGGCGATTTCATGGGCCGGATCGCAACCGGCAGACGCGCCCGCTTGGGCGCGCCGGTCACTGCGGCGTCTCGGCCGGCGCGGCGGGCTTCGCCGCAGCGTCGATCTTCGCCTGAACCTCGGCGTCATCGGCCGGCGCCGTACGTCGCGGGTCGCGCAGCACCTTCATTTCGGAGGCGCGGATCGCGAGCAGCGTATCGCACGCGCGCTTGTTATCCTCGACGTCGTTGGACGTCAGCGCCGGCTTGAGCGAGATTTCGGCGATCTTGCGATGCGCGTTCATGCCGGCAAGATCCACCGACGTTTCGAGATCCACGAACGCCGGCAGCTCCGGCGCCTCCGGCGGAATTACGAACATGGGCGCGGGCGGCGCCTCCGTCGCGGCCGGCTTGTTTCGCGGCGGCTTCGCCGCCCTCGCCGACTTCGCCGGGCGCGCGGCAGCGTTGCCCGTCGCGCATCCGTCCTTGCAATTCGACTTGTCGGGCGTCGTCAGACGGCCCTTAACTGCCTTGCGCCCACACACGGTCATTCCGTCGGCCGCAGCGACATGCATCGTCGGCGGGCGGCCGGGTCCCTTTCGCTTTCCCATCGTCTGTTCCTCCATCGTCGGTTTCAGCATTAACGCCTGAACCGCGTCAAGGCTAGCAGAAACATCGCGAAAACTGCAACCTACTTTTTTAGCGATTTCGGCGTATGTGGAATCTTGGACGTGCAGCCGCCATATCGCACGCTGCCGCGGGGTAAGCGCCGGATGACGCAAGATATCCCGCGCGGCATCGGCCATTTCGCCAGCAAATGCAATATCTTGCGCGTCGGCAGCGCGTGATCCGCGTTCGTGGATTAGCAGATCGCCCGGCTCGATATCCTCAACGCCCGCCTTCCGGTACCAGTATCGCCGCAGCGCTTCAAACGAGCGACCCGTCACGCGACCGCCCTCCGACGTGCGGCGACGCGAGCGCCGAGCTCGCACAGATCGTGAATCAGACCGCAGGGGCAACGCTCGACGGGCCGCGGTTCCAGTAACCCGCGTTCACCTCCCGCGCGCAGCGCTTCGCGCACTAGCGAGCGCGGCAAGCCGAGATCGCGCGCGATGACGGCCGGCAGATCGCCGGCACGCCGGCTTGCTGCGATTTCTTCGACGATGCGATCCCAGAATCGATCGGCTTCGCGTAACGACTTCTGCCACGCACGCATGAGCGCGGCGACGCGGCTAGCCCTCGACACGGGCCGCGTCCTTCGGCGCGTTCTTGCGCCCGCGCAGCTTCATCGCGAGCGCCACGGCGTCGGCGCGATCGTGGTGCCGCGCTCGGATGTTTTTGACTAGGTGCTTATGCTCGAACGTGACGAGCTCGCAGCCCATTTCGAGCAGCGCCCGCCGCACCATTTGACCTACCGTCGGCGACCATCTCGCGCCCAGCGCGACCGCAACGGCTTCACCTACCGTCTTAACGCGCAGCGTTTCGAATGGGTCGGCGACTCGAACAAAGTAGCGGCCAACCGCGGCGGCGACTTGCGCATATGTAGGTATGAACGCCCGCCCGCGAAGCTTGCACGACGGCAACGGCCTTGATCTCATTTTCATTTTTCGCCTTGCTCCCGTTGTTTTGTCAGGGCTAACCCCTGTGATTTAGCCCTCTTAGTGAGACGAATAACATTCGCACGGGAACGGGAGCAAGCGAAAAATTGAGTAATTCTCGGGAGTAAGACGGTATCCCACAACGCGCTACAGGGTACTACGTAGTGCCTCGTCGCCGGCCGGCGCCACGGTAAAGTCGCCCCGGCAATTGTGCGTCAGGCTACAGCCGGCGAGCAGCCCGCGCAGCACGAGCGCGCGCAGCTTCGCATTAACCACCTTCGGCGGCGCGCCCGGAAAGTCGGCGTGGATTTCCCAGCGCGACGCCCGCGGCGCGTCCTTGCGCGTTTCGAATCGCTTGACGCAGCGGAGCACGGAAAGGGTATCGACATGCTTGGCCTGGATTGTCTTTTTCACGGCTTCGCGTCCTTCGGCGTGCGCTGCCGTTCGGCCTTCGGTAACTTCCTCCACCAATACGGGCGCGGGTCTTTCTGCTTTCGCCGGCACGCAAGGCACCGACGAAAGCGCGTGATCGCCTTACCGCAGCTAAGACATTTTTTCACGGCACAGGCTCCGGCGGCATATTCCACAAAACCAGCATCGCAAGCCCGATGATCGCAATCGCAATGAGTAGAATTAGCTGATCTTGATCGTCGCGGTTCATTTTCCCTCCGTCGGCCCACCCCGCAGGGCCTCCGGGTGCTTCTCCAGCAGCATGGCGACGTGCCCGGCAACCTGGCGCCACACCATCTCGGCGACACCCTCGGGCGGGACGCCTGACGCCTGGTGCATGCGAATCGTCTCGGCGACCGCCGCCCGCATTTCTGACGTGGGCCGTACCTCGGGGGCGGGTGGGGGAGCGGCGCGGGTGTTCCAGGCGTCGCGCGCGTCAGCTAAGCCGTCGCGCGCAGGACCGCGGGCGCCACACGCGCACCCGACGAAGTGCAGCCCGTACAACCCCGCCCTGTCGAAGTACGCATCAGCCTTGTGGCAGAACGGACACGGCAGCAGCTCCCGCCCCTCCCGTCCGGGCGCCCCGGGGGGCGTGGGGTTAGACTCGCGGGTCATAGCGGCTTCACCCCGCCGGGTGTGACACCGTGGCGGCGGAAGTAGTCGAGCGAGACGAACTCGATGAAGTCCGCCAGCCCTTGCAGAGCGCGGAACGCGTATCCTGCCGGCGCGTGGCCCCAGCACTGAGCGCCGTACGTCGCCGGCCGCCCGCAGAGCGTGTACACCCGCGGCCCGCGACCACGGTTGCCACGCTGGCCCTCCTCGCCAACGACGGCAGCGCAGACGCCCTCGCCGAGATGAAGCGCTCCGGTGTACCGATGCGCCTGCACCCGCAGCTTCTTCCTCTCGGCGGGCGCCCCGGGGTGTGTATCTTGCGCCATTTTCAAATCCTCCCGTAAAAGATCGCCGCCGACGTTTTCGCGCGCGTGATTGCAGTGTAGGCCCAGCGTCGGCCGTCTTCCTCATCAAGCCTAACCCGCGGCTCGACCATGACCAGTGCGCACGGCCATTCGGAGCCTTGCGACTTGTGCGCGGTGTAGCAGTAGCCGAAATTCGCTTCCACGAACGGCGTCGGGCAATCATCTTCGGTGTAACATCCGTGCTGCCGCGCCCACAGCTCGCCGGCCGTCGCCAGCGCGTAGCCGCCGATGTCTTTCGTGCTGCCGTGCAATTGCTCGATAGCGATAATTGCGGCTCGGCCGTCGATCTTCGCCTCGCCGAAGTACACATCAGCTTCGGCATTCGTGTAGCGATCGTGAACGTGCATCGGCTGATCGGGCGGCACGGTCCAGCCTTCGAACGTAAGTTGTTCGCCGTTGTAGGCGCCGAATTCGTAATTGTTCCGCAAAATCAACAGCGGTTCGCCCGGCTGCGGCCCATACTGCCCCGGGTGAAGCGCATCGCGCATTGCATAATTTACGCGAAACCGCGTGTCGTTCGTGTTGCTGATAATGACGCCGCCGGCACGGAACGCCGCGAGCGCCATAGCCCCAAGATTGTCGCGCTCGATTCGCGGCAGCTCGGCGAGCGCCCGAACGCCCATGCCTTCGCGCAGCCGCATCGACGCGCGCACCACAGGCGAATCCATCGCCTGACGCAAAACCTCTGTGAGCTCGACGCGCACGCCGCTGAGTTTTTGCACCAGCGCCGGATCGAGCAGCGAAAAAGCCGGCGCGTTCTTTTCCTGGACGGGCGGAAGCTGGAAACCGTCGCCGATCGCGACAACCTTGAGATCGTAAGCCTGCGCCACGCGCCAGATATCGGCCCAAATGTCGGCGCTGATCATCGACGCTTCGTCAATCAGCACCAGTTTCGACGGCGGCAGCTCCAAATCCGTGAGCCGCTTCGAAAACTTCAGCTTGCCCGACTTCGGATCAACTTCGGGCTTGTAGATCCAGCGGTGAACCGTGCTCGCCGGCAATCCCGACGCTTGAGTCACGCGGAGCGCGGCCTTGCCCGTCGGCGTGATTACGCGCGGGCTGCGATACTGCTCGCCGAAAATGCGCAGCATCGTGGTTTTCCCGACGCCGGCATAGCCCACGATCGTCGCAAGCTGCGGCCCGGGGCGCCTCATCAGCGCCGCTACGGCGTCGGCGGCGGCTTGCTGTCCGGCAGTAGGCTGAAACGTGACTGCCGACGGCGAATCCTCCACAGAAGCCATCGAATCCGCAGATCGATCAGGCGCAGGCGCAGGCGCGTCCACACCGGAAGTCGCTTCCAACGTCGCGACGAGCTCATTCGGGGTGTATTCCTTTCCATTCATCTCGATTTTCATCGTCCGTTCCTTTCGCTGCCGGTTATGAAACAGCCTTCCAATCGCGACCGATCTTCACCTCTGCCGGAAACCGCATCGGGCCGATCTGCGTCGTCATCGCAGCGCCGAGCAGCGCCTTGACCCGGTCGGCTTCTGACTCGGCGCATTCGATGACTAGCTGATCGTGTACCTGCAAGATTAGCCCTCGGGAATGAGCGTAGTCGAAGGGATATCCGACCGTCAACACCAAAACAGCATTATTTTGCAGGTCCGCGGCGCCCCCCTGGATAGGATGGTTGTACATTTCCTCGTGATTCTCACCACCTATGAAATATCGCTTTCGGCCATGCCACGGCGTGGCAATGTAGCCGCTGCGGCGCCAGCCGGCGATCAGCCGCTTGCGGTATTCCAGGATCGCAGGATGCGCTCCCCACCACACTTTATAGGCGTGCTCGATATGCGACAGCGACAAGCCCGGGAACACAGGGTTTAAGTCGTCGTCCCGAAGCAGACTCATTGTCTGAAAAATCTTCGGCGGGCCGGCGCCGTAGCCTAGCCCGTACACGAACCGCTTTGCGAACGTGCGCGGCTCTTTCGTGACTTTGTCCGGCGTCGTGTTGAAAATGACGCAGCAGTTAACGACGTGGATATCCGGCCCGACGCCGCGATCGAATTCGTCGAAGGCGCGGATTAGCGGCTCATCCGACGCGAGCAGCGCCAAGATCCGCAACTCTAGCGCCGAGTAATCCGCAGCTACGAATACGTTGCCCGGTGCCGGCACGAACATATCCCGTAACTTATCGGGAATGTTTTGCATATTCATCGGGTCGCCGGAGCTCCATCGGCCCGACTTCGTGCCGTGCGGTTTCCACGTCGTGCGTAGCCGTCCGTCGGCGTGAACCGGCGGATCGAGATACGTCGAGATGATTTTATCGGCGGCACGGAACCCTAGAAGCGTCTGAATCACGTTCCGGGCGCGCTCATCTACGCCGCGTTCGAGCAAGTCGAGCAACGCCGGTTCCGCCGTCGAAGCTTCATCGGTATCCGTGCGAAAATCGTCAATGATGGGAAGGCCCAGATCCTCGTATAGTAGCTTGCGGAGCTGCGGCACGCTGCGCGGATTAACGTGCCGGCCGGCGGCTTGGACGAACCTGTGATAGAGCAGCCCGGCTTTCGTCGTGTATTCGTAATGGTACCGCCGCCGCTTTTCTTCATCGACGCGCACGCCAAGTGCCGACATGGAGCGGCCGACGCGCGCAAGCTGTGTATCGAGCTGATAGATCGCCTCTTGCTGCGAATCGCGCAAGGTTTGCTGAATCCACGGCGCCGCAGCGGCGGTAACCGCGACGTCGAAAGAGAGGTATTTGTCTAGCAGAGCGTCACGATCAATCATCGCGCTTCTCGTGTTTCGTCAGATCCTTCCAATATGGCGCATCGGTATAGATCGACCCGAGAAAATCCAAGCCGTGCGGCAGCTCCGACGTAGGGCCAATATGATGCCCGATCAGCGTGTCGAAAAGGTTCGTTTCGTTGACCGGCATTCCGTGACGCGACAGCACGATCGAATCGAAGCCGAAGAAGTTTTGGAACACGAACGGCAGCGGCCGGGCGAAGAATTCGGCGAGCACGCGATTACACGCGCGCCGTTCGAGCTCGGGAATCAACCATTGTCCGTCAACCGACAGCGGCGAATAGATTACCACGCGCGCTCGGCTACCGACGCCGATACGCCGAATGTTGCACGTCCAGGCGTCTACGCCGTCAGTTTCCGTATCGACGGCGATCGGGTCGCCGCACACACGCATTTCCAGCGCGTGCGCGAGCGCTGCCGCCGTCGTCGGCGTCTCGAACGGCGGATCAGCCCACGTATTTTCGCCGCGCGCGAGGCGAACCGCTTTCGCGATATCGTACCGAAACACGCCGCGCATGACTCGCCCGTTGTCGCGCAGCACGAACGCCGGATGTAGCGTCACGAGTCCCGGCCCGCCGTGCGGCAACGTGACCGGCGTGCCGCGAAGATTCATGACGGAATTTCCGACGCCGGTTGCCTTTACGGAGGCGCCGCCGACGACAATCGTAAATTTCGCGCGGCTCACTTCGCGCAGCAACCGCGGCCGGCAGCATTCGATCGGCGACGGCGTGCCGGCACGCTTACAGTCGCGCAAGAAGTTTTCGAGCTCGCCGCCGGGCGGCCGGCACAGAATCGCATTCGTGTAAGCGACTCGACTAGGGTCCGCGCCCGCGTCGGCGAGCGCTTGCCGTACCTCGCGGCCGGACGGGCCGATCAGCGTTTCGCCTTTCTCGACTTCGATCGGGCCGGGCGCTTCGGCGACGACGAGCAGATCGATCGGGCCGTCCGGCGGCACGGTCGGAGGCACCGGGCCGGCGCCGCAATCCAGCAAGGGACATCGCTGGCATTCGGCGCCGGCTTCGGCTGCGGGAATGTGGTGCGCTGGGATCATCGCGGCCGGGGCGCGTCGAGAATCTCGATCAGTTTGTTGCGAAATTCCTCATACGATAGCTGCGCGGCAGTTAACTCTATGCGCAAATTCTCGACTTTCTGCCGGCGCGATTCTAGTTCCTTCAATAGCGTTTCGCCTGACACGCGGGCCGAATTCACGGCAATTCCAACCTTGCCGTATCGACCGTGAAGCCATCGAATGCCGAATCG